TCATCATGTCTTCCATCGCCTCGCGCTTGGCTTCCTTGATGGAGTCGCCGGTGCGGAGACGAGTCTTGGCGGCGGTGCGGGTCGTGGTGTTCATGGGGTCGGTCTCCTTGTGTCGAGGCGTTTGCGTCGCCTTCGATGAACCTATCCTATATCCGGGTACCCGGTTGCGCAAGGGGGAATCGACAGGGCCCCTTCACTTTTCTTGAGCCGCCTCCCATTCGGCCGTGAGTTGCGCCGCCACCCGGTCGCGCTCCTCGGCCGCCCGTGCCCAGCGCGCGTTGGCCGTGGTGACCCGGGCGCGGGTGCTGCCGGGTGGCAGGGCGGCGCGGGCCTCGCTCGCCTTCCGGGCCGAGCGCGACAACGGTTCGGCGGTCAGCCATCGGTCAGCGCCGGCAGGGCGCGGAAGCGGTCGGCGATGGCGGCGGCGAGCAGTTCCACGTCCGCGTCATCCTGCGCGGGCGGCGCGGACAGGCGCTCGACCATCGCTTGCACGTCGCGCAGGGCCTGGGCCTGCTCCGAGGCCGCGCGGGCGATGTCGGATCGGATCTCGACGCTGTGGGCATCCAGGGCGGTGCCCACGGCTGCGTCGCGCTGCTGCTGGGCCTGGGTGACTGCGGCGCTCAGCTGGTCCGCCAGGCGCACCACGTCGGCGCGGGCGGCCTCGGCGATGGCCTTCGCGGCATCGGCTGCAGCGCGGGCCTGCTCGTCCTGCGCGGGCGGCTGATCGGCAGCGGCCGGAGCAGGTGCCGGCGCAGGCTTCGCCGCATCTGGCGGCTCGCGCTTCGCCAGGATCTCGATCGGGTAGTCCTGGTGCTGCTTGTAGATGGTGTCGCCGCCGGTCACGGACGGCAGGCCGAAGAGCGCGCGAGCCTCGTCGATCTTCATGAAGGCGCCGCCGCTGGCCTCCTTCAGCACCTCGACCTGCGTCTTCGTGTCCATGCGCAGCAGCCCGGAGAGGTCGAGCTCGACGCCGAGCACGCGGCCGTCGGCCATCGGGCCCAGCAGCCCCAGCCCGTCGTCCAGGCTGTTCTCGATGCCCTCGATCAGCGTCTGCAGGCACCGCGAGTAGTAGTCGATCCGCAGCGCCTCGATGTTGTTGTTCGGCGGCACCGACTCCGCGCCGACGAGGTAGCCCGGCACGTGAAACACCGCGGCGATCTGCGCGGCCGACCACTTCAGTTGCTCGATGAGCTGGGCGTCGACGGCGTTCGTCGTCATCGGCTTGTACTCGAGCCCGTCGCCGAGCACCGCGACCTTGCCGGCGTTCTCGCCGGTGAAGCGCTCCTCGAAGTAGGCCTTGAGCCTGGCAGCGGTCTCGTCGCTGATCTCGGACGGCGCAGTGAGCACGCCGCCGGGCTGCGACTGGTTCGCGAAGAACCGCGTCGCGTTCTCCTCGATCTTCAGGCCCTTGGTGGCCACGAGGCCGCACGCGAAGATCGGGGACAGCCCGACGAGGGGGTGGAACAGGCAGTTGATCCGGTCGTGGATGATCTCGCTGGCCGGCACCGCGGGCAGGTGCTCGAAGACGCCCGAGAGGTCGTCCTCCTGCAGCTGGTAGAAGATGTCCCCGGACTCGGAGACGAGCGGCCGGCAGCGCGTCGGGTCGAGCACGTAGAGCGCGACGACCACCCGGCGCTTGTCGCGCTCCTTCAGGATGTAGGCGTTGCCCTCGGTGAGCAGAGACAGCACCCACTGGGTGATGAACTGCTGCCAGGTCTGCCAGCGGTTCGGCTTGCGCAGCACCGGCGAGAAGGCCGGGCTCGTGATCTCCGACCAGATGCGCGCGACCTGCTCCATGAGCTTCGGCCGGAGCTTGCCGATGTCGTTGGCGATCAGCGTGAGGCACGCGAAGACGGTCGGCTGCCGCACGACCTGGTCGTTGTTGATGACCGGGCTGTCGGTCTGGAAGCCGAGATGGCTCGCGACCATGTTGTTGAACAGCGACCACCAGCCGCGGCCGCCGTCCACGCCGGAGAGGGTGCGCTTCTGCTTCTCCGGCTCGGCGATGCGCAGTTCGCCGGGCTTCGCCAGGCGCTGCGCCCAGTTGGCCAGCGTCAGGGCGACACGGGCGCGCAGCGTGCTCACTCCGAGCCCTCCGCGGTCAGGTCGCGGCGCCGGTAGGTGCGGCGCGGCTTGACGGGCGGCGCCTCTGCGACCGGCGGCGCCGGCTGCTGTTCGGCGACAGGCTCGGCGGCGGGCTGTTCGGCCACCACCTCACTGGTCGGCGACGGGTCGAACGGCGGCGAGGCGTTCGGCGCGGGATGCTCCCAGCTGACGGCGACGTCCACGACCGGCGCATCGGCCGGCGTCGAGACGTTGTCCGCGCGGAAGGGGATCGAGTCGGGCTCACCGGCCGGCGCGAAGTCCGCGTGGCCGATGGCGATCAGAAGGCGCGCGTCCTGTCCGGTGCGCGCCTCGAATTCGGCGCCAGAGGCGACCCGCCGGCCTGCGTACAGGAGCGAGCGCTTGGCGATCAGTGGAACCTTGGCCATCTGTGCTCCCGAAAAGCTCCCGGCCCGCGAAGGCCGGGAGAAAGGGCCCCGAAGGGCCCCACCCGAGGAGATCGAGCGATCAGGAGACGACGCCGCCGTATTCGGCGTTGTCGAGGTAGGCCACCGCGCCCGAGCGGCGCAGCTTGTAGTTGATGCGGCGCACCACCTTGAAGCCAACCTGCTCGGTCTGCCACAGCGACATCAGCGTCGCGGAGGCGGCGGTCGGGGTGTCGCCCGCACCGGCCGGCGCGTCGTTCTGCTCGATCGTCGCCTGGTCGCTCATCGACACCTCGAGGCCGGTGTCGCCGATCTTCCAGATGTCCGACGGCTTCAGCAGGATCCAGTGGCCCGCGGTGACGTTGTCGCCCGTGTAGACCTGGTCGCCCAGCAGCGTGCCGCCGTTGCTGTTCAGGTTCGGGAACTCCGTCTGGCCCAGCGAGTTGACCAGCAGGCTCAGCGCCTTCGCCATCGACGGCGTCATCACCTGCACCAGGCCGGAAGCGTTCTTCGCGGACAGGAAGCCGGTGTAAAGCGTCATCAGGTCGGCGCGCACGGCCGCAGCATCGGTGCCCGACGGCGAGGCCGCCGACAGGCCGTTCAGGATGCCGGCCGGGCTCACGCCAGACGAGGCCGCGGTGGTCGACAGGAAGGTCGTGTCGACGCGCTGCGCGCTGGCCTGCGCGATGCTGTCGCGGATCCACATCTCGGCGCTCGGCGAAGAGTCCGTGATGAGTTCCTTCGAGCAGACGGCCATCGCGGCGACCTTCAGCGGCGTGAGTTCCACGTCGGAGAAGTCGGCCTTCGAGACCGGGATCGCCTTCGACTCGCCGACCCAGTAGCCGGTCGCCGCGCCGTCCTGGCCCTTGATGTGCACGCGCGCCGGCATCGGGCGCAGCGGCAGGCGGTCGAACACCGTCATCGAGTAGAGGTAGTCGACGAAGTCGCCGTTGAAGCGCGTCTGCGACTCCACCAGCTCGGCGCCCCACTCGCCCGAGCCGGTGCCGCCACCGGCCACCGCGGTGCGGATGACCTCGACGAGCTTCGGGTGCGACTTGCCCCAGCGGTGGCGGGCGATGTCGACCGGGCTGACGATGTTGCCCTCCTTCATCGCCATGTAGGACAGCGCCTTCGCCACCAGCATGCGGGTGTAGGACTGGCCCTTGAACGAGTCCTCGGGGTCGTGCTTGCGCACGATGATGGTCGGGCCGCGCGAGCCGGAGCCGGCGCCGCGGGTCTCGCCCTCGACGGTGCGCGCGCCGGCCGACTTGATCTCGGCGGCGCGCAGCACGCGGATGTCGTCGTCGATCGTCGCGATCTCCGAGTCGAGCGTGTCGAACTCGTCGCGCTCCTCGGCGGTCTTGGTGTGGTCGGCCTGGCTCCAGAGCTGGGTCAGCTCGTCGAGTCGCGCGGCCTTCGTGGTGCGCTCTTCGCGCAGTTGGGTGATGGTCTTCACGGTGATGCCTTTCTGGCTTCGGGAAAGAGAAAGGGCTCCCGAAGGAGCCCCGCTGCGTTGCCCCGAAGCGCCGGGGCGATTGCGATCACCGGGCGGCGCACCCTGATGGCCCAACGCGGCCAGGTGCTGCTCGGAGACCGACTTGATGGTGTGGATCGTGCAATCCATGTTCGCCGGGATCGTCACGGCCGAAAGCTCGAGCCAGTCCCACTTCATGAAGCGGAGACCGTAGGTGCCGTCGATGCGCGCCGACTCGATTGAGTTGAAGCCGATCGACAGCCCGCGCACGAGCTTCGACTTCAGCATCTGCCAGGCCTTCAACAGGCGCTTCTTCAACTCGTCGTCATCGGGCGCGTCTGGCATGTCGGCCAGCTCGCACTCGACCTCGATGCCGTTGTCGGTGGCCTTCGCTGCGGTCACCCATCCGATCGGATCGCGCGAGTCGTGCTGCCACAGCAGCGGGATCGGCAGCTTGAACTGCGCGCCCTTCGGCTCGATCACGTCGCCCATGCGGTCGGTGCTCGGCGTGCTGGCCGTTCCGGAGAAGCGACGCTTGCCGCCGGCATCCGTCGTCGCCCTGATTTCGAGCGTGGAGTAAGCGCGTTCCATCGTGGATGCTCCCTTGTTCGATGCGGCCGCTACCGGCCCGCGTCCCGTCCGTGACCGGCGGTGCACCCGTCAGCCATAGACGAACATCTGGTACTTCTTCCGGCGCGGCTTCGGGTCCATCGCCATCAGCGCGCCACAGTCGAAGAGCGCCATCAGCGGGTCGATCTTTCCGGCGCCGCTGATGTCCTTCGTGATGAGGACCGCATTCCCCTTCGCCTGGGCCTGCGCGCTGCCGACGGCGTAGGCCATCAGGCGCGAGCCCGAGTGCTTGAGCGTGCGTGCCGCCAGCTTCCGCTCGACCGCCTTGATCGAGCCCGAGAGCCGCCAGCCCTGCGGGATGCCGATCACCCGGTCGTGCTTGATCCCGCGCGCCACGATCGCCTGCACGATCGACGTGATGCCGGCCTGGTCGACGCCGATGCGGTCCAGGAGCCCGCTCTTGTCCACCGTCTCGACGATGTCCACCAGCTGCTCGATGTCGTCTTCCGACTCGTCCTCGACGATCACCAGGTCGCCGTCGCGCTGGAAGTCGAGCAGGCGGGCGATCTCCTGCTTGTTGCGCCGCAGCAGGCACTGATGCGCCCACGCGCGGCCCCAGTGCAGCCAGCGCCCGGTCCCGGTCTCGCGCCCCATGACGCCGAGGCCCAGCAGGTCGGCCAGGCCGCCGCCGTCGATGCCGACCACGGCGACCTCGCTGCGGTCGAGCAGTTCCTCGAGGCTTTCCGGCCCGTCGCCGTTCTGCTCCCAGTGCTCAGCGCCAACCCAGGCGCGCGGCCCGAGCCCGACGCCGATCTCGATGTCCAGGTGCTGCGACGCCCAGATGCGCAGCTCCTCGTCGCCCTTCGCCTCGGCGTCGGCCAGGCCCTCGATGAGGGTCTCGATGCGCACCGACAGGCCGAGATTCGGCAGCACCTGCGGCCAGTTGGCCGGGTCACGCCACGGCTTGTCGGGGTCGCTCTGGACCTCCGGCGGGAACTCGTACAGCACCGGCAGCGTCGCCCCGGTGCGCTTGCCGTCGCGGATCTCGCGCGCCTTCTTCAGGTCGGCGTCGAACACCCCGGCCGGCGGCTCGTCGCTCTGGGTCGTGATCGTGAACAGGAAGGCTTCGGGGAACGGCGTCATGCCGCCCCGCAGCTGCACCATCGCCTTCGCCGCCCGGGCAGACTTGCCCAGCACGTGCAGTTCGTCGATGAGGCCGCCGACGACCTTCTTCCCGGTGACCACGTCCGGGTCGAAGGTCATGATCTCAAGTTTCGCGCCGGTCTCCCGGTGGATGATCGTCTTCAGGTGGTCGCGCACGTGCAGCTTCTTCGCCAGCACGTTGTCGAGTGCGATTGCGCCCTCTGCCGCTGCGAAGGCGTCGTCCGCGGTCTTCTGCACCGGGCCGGTAAGCAGGAACGGCGCCCGCGGCCGGTCGTTCATCAGCAGCGCCGTCAGCATCAGCAGCGCGCCGCCTGTGGTCTTGTTCTGCTTTTTCGGGACGAGCAGGAAGACCTCGCGT